GGAATCTCCACTTGAACCTATCTGTGCGTAATCTCCACTTGAACCTATCTGTGCGGAATTATTGTCATTTTCTATGTCATCTTCAATTTCCTCAATCTTCGTTTTCTCCAGGGTAAAATCTATACAAGCCTTAATAAAACCTTTTAAGCCCAACTTGGCTTTAATGCGAAGCTTATTAGTTGCACATTTGTTTTCTCTTTTAAAAACTTTTCCCAGCGGCTCAACTTCTGCAAATTCTGAAATCTCGCCATTCTCGTTTACAAGAGGGTAATAGTCCAGTACATCAAATGGATTTTCACAATAATGTATCACACCAGCTTCGCATATCTCATTTCCATTTTCTTCATATGTTGTGTTTTCTTTGTACTGCTTGCCTCTGCAAGTAAAATCTGGATTAAACGCTTTATATGCCATAATTATTCCTCACTTTCAATGATTGCTTTTAAGAAACTCTCTCTAGTTTCAAGGTCTTTCTTTGCATATTCAACACTTTGTTCTGCTTTTTCCTTAAACTTACTCTTAGCATACTCAAAGTTAGGTTCCGTAAGCACCACGCACCAATCCTTGAGCTTGCCTATATCATCCTTTCTTACTCTGTTAAGATAAGTCGAGAAAACGCCAATCTCCTTGCAATAAGTCTTAGGCTTTTCTATTGCATCGCAAACCTCTACTGTAATGCCAGAGACGGCATTTGTTTTATAAAAATAAAGTTTCATATCATCCCTCCACAATCTCTAATTTCTCGCTATCATTGACAATCAGCATAATTAATTGGCTATCGACCATATCAGCAACTTTCTTCTGATTAGTGCTGTCAAGGCTCTCACTATCATCTAAGATAATAGGTACTGACATACCGCTAATCTTCTGAATAGAGTTGCAAATATCAACTCTGCCTAAAATCCTGTTACCCTTATTGCTCATAGTTGTAAGAATTGATTTTCCATTAACTGTAGGTATGCAAACTGACTTGTAACCGCCAGACTTGTTCAGTTCAAACAACTTCCACTTAACTAATGAGAAGTGGCTGTTAATACTGTCAGACAATGTTTCATTCTTTGCCTTATCCAGTTCATTAAGCAAATCAAGGATTTTTTCAGCATTGGTCTTATTCTGTTCCTGCGTACGCTGTTCTACCCTTAATTCTTCAAGTCGCTGTTCGTCTTTCTCTGTGTTACTTTCAGCTATCTTTCGCTCGCACTCTGACAACTGCTGCCTAAGTTCATTTTCCTGTGCCTTTAATTCAACCTTAACACTTGATATGTCATTAGCCTTGTGCATAGCCTGTTCCTTTTCGGCAATCTTCTGTTCAAGTGCCTTGTATTCCTCTGTGACTGTCACATCAATTTCCTGCGGAAGTTCGGATAACTGCTTTTCAAGAATAAACATATCGTGAGCATATGTGTCTAAATGTTCCCTGTATTCAGTTAATTTCTTTACAGCTTCTGCAAGTTTATCTTTAGCAATAGCAAGTTCTTTCTTAGTTGCATTTCCCTTGTCAGTAATGTGATTAAGTTCAGCTTCTTTGTATGCCTTAAAATCTGCTCTTAATTCCTCTTTCTTATCTTCCGAATATTCCTGTTTGCAATAAGGACAAATAAGGCTGCTCTCGTCAAATACACGCTCTTTTTCAGCTTTCCATTCAGTTCTGCTATCATCAAGTGTTTTCTGATATTCCGCTATCTTGTTCTTATCAAAACTAACTACATTTTCTGCGTTGCTGATTGATTTTTTTGTGTCATTAATCACATAGTTAAGGTTGCTAATCTGCGATTCAAGACCTCTCCTAGCCTTGATATTTTCCTCATTTGCCTTGCGTGATAAATCCCCCTGCTTAAACTTCAAATCAAGAATATCAGCACTAGCCTTATCATATTCAGCCAACATCTTGTCATTATCAGTCTGCTTTGCAATACAATCAGTAATCTGTTCTTTAAGGCTATTTTTAAGCAATTCAAGGTCAGATGTATCAATGTCAGACTTAATCTGAATATCTCTTTCCTTTTCCTTAATCTGTCCGTCAAGAATAGGCAAATCCTTAGTAATTTTAGCCTTAGTAGCCTTATTCATAGCAGATAATTCTTCAACTGTATACTTATTAAGCAAAGGAACTAACTCGGCTAATTCAGCTTTCTGTGAAGCTATATCAAGGTCTGTTACATTCTCAACAAGACTGAATAAGTATTCTCTCATTTCAGCCGGCTTCTGATTTAGAAATGCGTTGATGTTACTGCACATCTTAAACACATTCATATCAACATCAAGATATGCATTGAAATCCCTTAATGTCTTAGGCACATCATTGACAAAATATTTGTTATCATCCTTGTAACTGCTGCCATCCTTACTGTAAGTGCGCTTCTGTACTTTCTTCATAGCGACTTCTTTTCCGTCTGCATCGAGTACAAGTTCAACAGATACATCCATATCATCAACTGATACTCCGTCAACTTCTCTTCTGACAACCGGATTATCCTTTAACTCATAATCGCAGTTAAACAAGCACCACAAATATGCCGTGGCTATTGTTGACTTACCTACGCCATTCTTAGCCACAATCTTAGTAATGGCATAGAAATCAAACTCTGCGTGTGCATAGCACATAAAGTTTTCTAAAACTGCTTTTTTTAAAAATGTTTTCATAAACAATACCTTTCCTTATTAAATATTCATAACAAATACGCCATCTTCAACTTGGAAGTTATCAATTTCCCTATCCGCATAGGCTGAATACTTAGCTTCTTCAAACGAACCGTTAAATACTGTTCCGTGTTGCGGCGTCCATATCTGGCATACCACATCTTCATCAATAGCCATACTTGCTAACTCTCTAACTGTAATATCACTATGCATCAGCTTCGCCCTCCTCTACATAATCAATCTTACTTACCGATACTTCATATGCAGTTCGTGTCTCAACTTCATTGTCGCTTATCTTCTTGGAATATTCGCGGCTCTGAAATCTTCCCTGAATCTGGATATGCTCCCCTGTTTCAAGTCCGCCTACAAATCTTGCATTTCTTCCCCATGCTATACATGGTATGTAATCTGACTTGCCATATGGTCTGTTTACTGCTACTAAGATATCTGCAATCTCTCTGCCCTTTGGAGTACATCTGTATATAGGCGGCTTACAGATATAAGCGTCAAGCGTAACCATATTGGTATTATCTTCAAACGGTAATTCTTCTGAATCCTGTGTCAGCACTTCAAATTCTCTTGCGAAAACTGTTAGAATCAGCTTGCTCTTCATATTGTCAGTATGCTTATTGAAGCTTCTTATCTGCCCTAAAACCGTGACAGCCTGTCCTGCTTTAATCTCTTTAATATCAGTAAGTCTATCTGATATCATCACTGGTAACACATCTTCATTGCCACTTGTTCTTAAACACTTAATCATAAATATGTAGTATCCCTCGCCGAATACTTCATGTGAGTATTCTGCTTCTTTCTCGACTACTCCTATTAATGTGATATTGTTGTTATTAATTGCATTTTCCATTTCTTTCTCTCCTTACTTTAATATGTAACTTCCTATTGGTACTTTATCCATTTTTTCAATCAGATGGATTTTGCAACTGAAAGTATAGAACTTTCTGAAATCCTTTTCCCTTATAGCTCTCTGCCTGTTTCTGTTCAGCTTAATAATTCTTTTTATGTTACTCATTGGCACTCTCCTTACATCTGTAATACATTGCTGCAATAAATCCTCTTGTTGTAAGGCAGTCATAATTCTTCCATGCCGATAAATCATGGTCAGCCGTTTTAATCGCTGTTCTAATTGACCTTTCAACAGCACATCTTGACTTGCCTACTGTACTAGCAATGTTATTGTAAATTTCTTCCATTGTTATAGAAGAATTAAAGCGTTTAACAGCTTCGATTATGTAGATGTAACCTCTTTTATTGGATAGAATACCCAAGTTGAACATTTCTTTTCTTATCCTTGCTTCCATAAACACTCCTTACTTGTAGCAAAAGTACATGTTCTGCACTTTCTTATAAACGCCGCTACCTTGTTTAAATTCAGCTTGATACAACACATTGCTGGGTATGTCATATCCGCTTATTAATAATTCTTCTGCTATTCTCCAACACCTTTCTGTTGGCTCTTTATAGAATCCACTGTTTATAAGTTCTGTGCATTGATATTGCCCTGGCTGATAAATAACTTCTTCAATGCTGTTAGGGAAATACTCACTTTGTACTCTATTCAAAGCAACAGCTCCTGCAAGATATAGCATTTCATCATCGTTGCATGTCGCTCCGCATTCGCCCATCAGCAAATGTGCCATAAGCGACAACTCATATCCATTAACACTTATCTCTCCAGTTTCAACCTTATAATCAACATGTGAGTTGTAGCATTCACTTAACACTGCGCTCTGCTGATTAATCTTAGCTTGCGGTTGTACCGGTCTTAGAATCAACGCTATAAGGCTGATTCCTGCCAGTGTTGCGAATATGTTAATTATCTTTTCTTTCATATCTTCTCCTACATGTTTGTATCATGTACCACCTCGGCAAGTGCTATTGGCAACAAATAGGTGTCAATGAATTCATGTACATCAGCCAAGTATTTTCTTTTGATACTCTTGTATGTCGCCACGCACCCGAATTCGCGTTTTAACTGCTTGTATATATCAGAATATACTGAACCGCGAATACCACCGTCTTTGTACGCATTGCTGTCCTTTCCGCCAAGTACTTCAATTCCTTTCTTTCTAACATGTTTCTGCACTTCTTCAATCTCACAGCCGTAAAGTGGAGTTTCTTCTTCGATACTGATTATCTTATCTTCAACCTTATCAACTCTCTCTGTGAGTTCTGTGTTGCCCTGCGCCAATAATCTAATCTGTTCAGATGTTGTCAAAGGCTTACTGTAACTTCCTGTTTTTCTGATTGACGGAAGAACTTCTGATGTTACCCATTCAGTAAATCTTTCCGCACTTTCTTTTCTGCTCTGAAAAATTGTCTTGTAAAGATTGCTCTCGTTAATAAAGTTCATTCTTACTTTCTGAATCGCTGGAGTGCCATCAGCTTTAACACCTGTCTGTACCCCTACCTCATTAGTAATGACCCCATCTTCTTTAAGTCTTGTTTTTAGCTGACTTACATTTGATATTTCCAATGCCTTGCATACATCAACCAAGCAAAACATAGGTTCATCATCTTTAGTAATGGTTCGGATTTCCCCAAACTCTGAATTGCTAAAAATCTGTAACTCCATAAACATTCCTTTCTAAATAATGTGTGATATATTCCTTTTAAGGTGCATTTGAGCAATTCCGCTCATTCCTATCTGTTGTAACTTGTAGAACTTTATATTTATTGATACAATAGAAAGGTGATGGTAGACACTTTCCGAAAGGAGATTGTATGGATACTGTCATAGCATTGTGCGTATCAGTGGTTGGCTCATACTTCTGTGGTGTAGACTTCTGCACAATATGCTAAAGACAAAACTGCCAATCGGTAGGTAATTCACACTTGATACGAACAGGACGCTATCCCTGTCAAAAAGAACTAATGATGTTTGAATAAAAGTTTGCAACTATTTACCGCTACCATCACTTTTCTATTGCATCAATATCAAAAATTCTAATCTGTTTGTACTTTGCGCTATAAAATGTTCTCCATTTTTACTCTTTTCTGTCGTTGTCACATTCCTTGTCAAAATCTTGGTAAAATAAAATGACAAAAAATCTGAAATAGTAATGTAAGTATTGCAATCACTAATGCAACATCTGAAAATGTTATTTTTTTCATTGTCATTCCTTTCTTGCAAAGTTAAACGACGCTTCAATCGCCTATCATTCTTGCTTAATCCATTTTTCTATGGGAATACTTGTTGCATCTGCAATTTTCTGAATAGTGGTTAATGCTGGCAATGAATTATCATCTTTCCATCTGCCCACAGTTCCATTGCCGATACCACATTTCTTTTCAAATGCCATTATAGAAAGATTGTTCTTATTGCAATAATCAACTATTTTTTGATAAAACATAGACTTCTCCTTTCCTAATTTATATAGGACTTAGAGAAAAGCTTGACATTATTTAGAGAATGTTCTAAACTATGAATTGCCAAAAACATATTTGAGAATGCTCCCTTTAACTTTAGGCTTTTCTCTAAAACCTAAAGTTATTATATAGAGTGTTCTCTAATTTGTCAACACCTTTTTAGGTAAATCTCTAAAAATGGAGGAAAAACAAATGAACACTGTAGAAAGAGTAAGGGGAATTTGCAAAGAGAGAAAAATTCCTATATCAAGATTAGAAAAAGAATGTGGTTTTGCTAATGGCTACATTAGTCAATTACGCAAAGGTTCATTTCCAGATGATAGATTGGGTAAAATTTCAGAAGTTTTAGGATTACCTGTGGATTATTTAAGAACTGGGAAAGAAAAAGAACTTGATTTATCGGAACAAGCTGATTTGTGGATTAAGATAAGGAATGACAGAAGATTAGTACGCTCGATACATACATTTTTAGAGTTAAATGACGAACAAAAAGAATATGTTCTCGGCTTAATAGATTTATTAAAAGGAGCGTAAACAATATGCTGAATGAGAATGATGTTCTTATAACTATTATCACTAAAAGAAATGAGAAAGGCAATACAGATTATCGCGATATAGCCAATGCTTTAAATCTCGATATGATATCTCTATTGCCATTTATGAAAACTCTTTCAAGCAAAGGATATATTACACAAACCTTGGAAAATGTAACAGTTACAAGACTAGGTTTGCTTGCTTGTAAAAAGTAATCTACCTCAGATATTAGTAACGCACTGCAATATATTTCTTTTTACTTTTTTCTAGGTGTATGCCAGTGTATTTTTACACTGGCTTTTTTATTACATCCATCATTATTTTGTAAATATACTTTAGTACTTCAACGCTATTTATTTCTTTGATTTCTTCGATTATCTTCTGCCTATATTCTTCATTCTCCATATATCCCCCTTATTGCACGATATAACACTGGTAGCGATGGTGTTATTATAGAACATCTGTTCTTACATGTCAACCTACCCCCAGTAGATTAACAGTTTTCAGCGGTGACACTGCCAACGCCAATCAAACAGTGCCACCTAGCCAAAACTTGAAGATTTCGTCCGAACTCTCTCGGACAATTATTATTATAAATACTGATAATGTAAAAATCAACTTAAAGATATCGCAAGTTTCGACAATATTCGACAAATTATGCATATTGTGATATGATTAGTAAAATTAAATTTAAAGGGGATTTGCCTATGAAAAAAGAATTGTAAGCATTATGCTTGTTATGTGCTTATTCATTAAGATATTACCGGGAGCATTGCACTCCCGGTATTTTTGTTAAGGTTAGACTAATTCACAATCGGCTACATTGACCGCCGCGAATAACTCTTCGTCATGTACAAGTACAACTCTGTCGCCACTTCTTTCTGATACTGTATACTCATCAAACCAAGCCTTAATAGGTGTGCCGTCATAATCAGTGTTTCCGACAAACCTTACTGTGCTACCCTCTTCAATATCTTCACCGAATGGGATATCTGTAGGTGTATCATCAGAACTTGCGCCGCCGACAAATTCAAGATTAACAATATTGACAGCGGCTGTGATTGTTGTACCGATACCTATAACAATTCTGTCTCCGTCCTCTTCGATTACATCATATTCATCATAATATGTTACGAATCTCGCGCCGTCATAATCAATGTTATCAAGCACTCTGACTTTCTTGCCGTCACCACGGCTTACTGTATCTGTGTTGATATCATTGCCATTGTCATAAATGCACTTAATAAGGCTGATGTTATCCTCATCAATAGCAGCAGTAGTTACGCCGTCAACACCGATAACAACTCTTCTGCCACTAGCCGATAAGACACTGTACTTATCATAGTAAGTGCTAAATGGCTCGCCGTTATCATACTGAACGGCGTTGAGTACCTTAACTGTGTCGCCCTTATGGTACTTAGTGTCTGGTACTGGCTGATAATCCGGCACTGTTACTTCTTCGACAACATGGTCTGTGCAATAATCAGTGTAACAATAGTTCTGGTCTACTGTCTGTTCGTTAATCTGTGTGTCTCTAAGATAATTAACGCCGCCGCCAAACTGCCATATATCATAATCAACAGCAATGCTAGGCTCTGCATCTGAATACTTAGCAACCCAAACGGCATATCCAGCTTCTTTTACTCTTGAAATATCTACATAATTGTTAATGCAGTTCTCATATGAGTATAAGCCGACATTCTTATATCCTGCATTTCTCATTTCATCAAGGAATGCCATAATAATATCTGTGAGGTCGTTGCCAGTAACCATGCTTGCTTCAACATCATAGAATACCGGATAGCAGAATGATTTACCTGCTAAAAGCTGTGCGAAATATCGGGCTTCATTTACAGCCTCATCAGTACTTAATGCGTTGCCAAAGAAATAGGCTCCTTTGTGGATTCCTGCACTTTCCAACTTGTTATAGCTGTTCTCAAACTCTCTATCTTCGTATAAGCCATCATCAGCACCGCCTGCCTTGATAATGGCAAAGTCTACACCCTCATTTTCCTTTGCACCTGTAAAATCAAAATCTCCCTGCCACCTTGATGTGTCAATTCCGAATAATTTACTCATAAATTACCTCCTAAATTTAGAAAAATGTGTATCAAAAAAGCACCCTAGTGTTTCCACCAAGGTGCTTGATTGCGAATATTATATTGTTAATGTTATGCGGCACTGCCAACCTTGCAAATTGCTTCTTGCAGTTTGTCATGTTCAATAAAAATGCCTTACATCTTCTTCCGCAATTTTTGTCAATACCTTGCGTCTTATTCTCATTCCGCGGCTAAACAGCAATAATATTAAATACGACAGTGCAATTACTAACGGAAGTATTCGAAGCTTAGCTAAATATAAGTGAGCCTATAATATAATCACCCTTTTGGAATTCGCTTGTAGCCCATGCTCCTTTATTACCATCTTTCGTATAGTATCTTGCAAAGGAATAATGTTGACTTGCAGAGCTATATAACAATGTTGTTCCATAGCCTATCAACTTTGCTCGAACTACACCTGTGGCATCATAAGGAGTATAATTGCTTTCCAATACTTTATTAAAGCTAATACCCATATTTTTAAGGACTGTTTTTACATCATAATATCCGGTAAAATTATTCTGTGCAGAATCTTGGGTTTCAATTTTTGAAGCAAAGTATAAAATCCCTGTTTTGGTAGATTTATTATAATAGCAATAATTATAGCCATAACCTTCAAGAGTACCATTTATACTTGCAATATTTTTGCAAAAAGAGTTTTTAACGTCAATATTGCTGTTTAATTGTGTAATCTCGTCACGAAGATTGCTAATCATGTCATTGTTATTCTTAATGCCTACGTCCATTGCATTTAGGTTTGCCGCACTAAGCGGAGTACTTTTACTTGGCGATTGTTGCCAGTTTACACGGCTGTACGAAAGAAAACCGGTTAGGCTCATATTTACCTCCTTAAAAATAAGAGTGCGGACTTAAACCCACACTCTTTGATAATTTATACTGTTGCTGTTGTGTCTGAATTTGTAATCTGCTGTTCACTCTTTAACAGCTTATTGACTTCTGCCTTAAAATTCTCATAATCATTATCACATTGTGTCTGATTTGCAAGGTACAATTCCTTGTTGGTAATTGTCTGACTAATTGTCAATGAACCAGTTTCTGGTACAGCCGCATACATTGTCATGGCTGATTGACCGTTAATCACTGATGTTCCGCTTAAATTTGTTGTCTTTGTTATACTTAACATATTGTTTTCCTTTCTTTCTAACTACTCCATGTATCTGAACTCCAGTCCCATGAAGCTACTACTGTGTCATCTACATATATTCTTAATACACTTCCATCCCAATCAAATGCAACAGGGTTGTGTGTATACATTGCTGGATAGCATCGTCTTCCCAATGATGAATGATATATAGATATATTGTTACAATCTGTGTCAAATCTTACCGTAGCTTCTGAATCTACATATAGAACCCCCTTTCTGATATCTACGCCAAAATCTGTAATAGCATTTATTACCACATTATCATTTCCAATAATGCTAACACCGTGTGCATCAATGTTGTTATGTGTTTTAACATTTGGATTGTACATTTCTATAAGATATGGTGATTCCTTCAAATAAGCATCTCCATAAGATAATTTAATCGCACTATATGTTGATGTATCAGTCTCTATATTAATAGAACCTCCTGTTATTTTCGCATTGCTCGATATCAGGTTATCACATCTTATAGTTCCATCTGCTGAAATAATGGTATTAGTTGTCGTTAATGTGAACAGATTACCATTGATATTAACAGACTTATTACCACTAATATTAATTGTGCCTTTAGCTTTAAGTGTAATGTCATCTGCTATAGCTTCAATTGCAGATTTAAGCTCGCCACTTGTTGGGTCTTTCTTTATATAAGCTGCAAGGCTAGCTGTGGTTGCGTAGCTCTTAAGCGTATTAGCTACGCTATCCTTAGTTGTGTAAGTTCCTGACACCTCTAGTTTGATGCTATTACTTTCCTTAGTTATTGCTTGTGTAATAGCATTATTCATCTGCGTTGTAGTGCTATAATTGTTCTGAATATTAGTTGTAAGAGAAGATAGACTTGTACTTATGTTGTTCACATCAATTCTTAAAGAAGCGTTCTGGTTAAGAAGATAGGTTGTTTCTGTCGCACTGATTTCAACCCAATCATGTGTTCCGTCAGATTTCCGAATAAATCTCCATGCTTTCTGCTGATTCTCCCAATATGCAATTGTTCCAACATACTTCTCATACTCATCTTCTGTATATTGCCATGTGGTATTGTCGCTTGGGTATATATCGTCTGACGGATATATCTGTATGCTCCATTCATTAGCAGGGTAATTATCCCTAGTAGGTTCATGTGTAATCTCATATATCTTATGATTGCCATTAAGCTGATTGTTAATGTATTGGTATTGATTTGTAACATCAACCGTCAATCCATTTAAGTTCTGTTCAACAGTTGTCAGCTTATTAGATATGCTTGTAACTTCATCTTGATTAGCTTTTTTCTCAACTACAGTTGTAAGTTTTGATATGCTTGATGTGTTACTGTCTGTTGTCTGTTTAATGCTATTAACAGTATTACTCAATGCGGTAACAGCGCTACTATCAGCCTTATTACTAAGGGTTTCGGACATTTTGGTTATAGTAGAACTATTTTCATCAACAGTCTGTTTAACCTCATTAAATGTCGTGGTATCGACCTTGTTACTCATATCAGTTTCAAGGCTAGTTGTTCGTGTCTTAAGGCTTGATAATTCACTGTCTGTATCAGTTTTCCATGAGCTTATTTCAACATTAAACTTCTTAATACCTGTAATCTCACCATTGATGTTAATAATATCCTGCAAAGCCTTAGTTACATCTGAATCCTTGATAAGTACCCACTCATAAATAGGTTCTTGCTCTGTGCCGGTGTTGGCAAATCTGTATGAGTATCCATCTGCACTTGAAGCAGGGTTGACAACATAGCATATATCGCCTATATGCTTGTTTTTCGTTGCGTTATCTTTCCAGTTAATAGCCGGCTCATTATTAAGGGTAGGTATTTCTGTCTTTGTGAATGTCTCAATATTGCCGTCAATCTGACCTTGTAATTCTTCTTGCACTTTATCTAAGTATTCTTTAGTAGGTACTTCTTCTGCTAGTTTATCCAGCGATAAAGAACCTGTTCCAATACGCTTTCCGTTGATTGTGCCTACTGTAATGTTATCAGCATTAAGATTAGTAACTGTAATCTTGCTTGCGTCAATAGTACCAGCTGTCAGCTTGTTTGCTGAAAGACTTTGCACCTTTTCGTTTGTTACTGCACCATCTTTGATGAGTGATGTTGTTACAACTTGTCCTTTGACATTCGCAAAATCAATTTGTGCGTACTTTAAATCTGCTATGTCCGCCGTCAATGAATTAGCTTTAAGTTTGATTATCTCTGCATTAGCCGCCTTAAGGCTTTCCACATTAGCATTGATAATATCTGCATATGTTGCATCTAGTTTATTTGTTTTAAGATTATCAATGCTTGCGTTAGTTGCATTAAGATTAGTTATTGTTGCATAGGTAATCTTGGCTGTATCTACATCTAACTTATTAATTAGTGCCTTATTAACAGTTATCAAGTCGGCATAGTACCGTTCCATCTGCTTAGTAATAGGTCCAGAAGCAATGCTTGTATTCTCCGTGTCAGATTGTCCGATAGATGTAACAGTATCCATTAAGCCGCCGTCACATTCGTGTGTAATCTGCATTATAGGCACTTTGTAATCAACGCCGCCCTTATTAACAGTTATAATATCGCCAACTTCCAATCGCCAGTCACCAACAAACTTAACTGTAAGCGGTCTGAACTGAAAGCCGCCTATCTTTTTATAGACTTCATCAAGAATTGCCTGCGTCATAAACGGATTGGCAAAGCTAAGTCCTGTTGCACCGCTACCACTAATAATCGTACTAGTTTCCTTATCGCCTGACTTCGTATTGTTGCATGTCAGTTTTTGTATGATAAAATCTTTACTCGTTGTGAATGTAACGCCCTGTTGATAATACTTATGTCCGTCAAGTACATATCCGCTATCTTTATACCACCTTAATTCAAGGTTTCCGTCAGCATTAATTACCGCATTACAGCCTTGTAACATAGCCATATAGCCGATAATTTCTCTGTAGGTATATCCTTGTGGCTTGTCGTTGATAGTATGTGCTGTGGCTATATTTGTTGCTAAAGATATGCCTAACTTGCCACATATCTCATTAAGAATAGCTTTATCTGTGCTAGGAAATGCCATATCCGAGAAATAAGGCATGTCAGCCTTATACATTCTGTCGTATGCTTCATAGCTTGTGTATTCTCCGTCACTTGTCTGCTTAGTAACTGTGAATTTTCCTAACTTAATATACTTAATTTCTGCACCAACCTTAACGCCTTCGAATATGGTAATTTCTTTATTTTCGAGACTTACTTGTGGCATATAAACAGAAAAGGCAACACTGCTACTGCAAGTGTTACCTATGGTAATTTCGTTATTAGGATTTGTTATGTTTTGGAAATTGAATTTGTTAAGCGTGTCGGTATATTCTTTTCCCTCGACAACATACTTAGAATAGTATCTTGCACTATTTCCCTTAACAATTTCCGTCATAGCTGTGTCTAATATCTTCATTCTACACCGCCTTTATTGCTTATAATTAATGTGATATCATAAACTCGATTGAGTATAGTTTAGCTGGCGTAATTTCTTCGCATTTATCGAATGCATCTATAGGAAGCATTGTCATGTCAGGCACTTCAATCTCCTGCTCATTAATTTCCTGTAATTCTTCCTGTAGTTTCTTTAAGTTATCCGATTCAATCTGATACTGATTATCATTGATAATCGGATTGCCGCTATCATCTTTATCTGCATACTTAACTTTGACAGCTTCAATGGTCTGTAGTGTCGTCTTGTACAATTCCTCTAATGCCTTGATATTGCACATAATAGCCATAGCAATTCTGCCTGTGGTCTTGTCATGCGATATGTTACTTAAACTCTGAAATCTGTCTATTAACTCACTTGTTTTAAGTTTCATGTGTAACTCTCCTTTATTTCTGAATTAAACTTAATTTTGCTCCGACTATAAGTCCGTCCTCATTCTTTGCCCTTGTGAGATACGGATATGTCACATCTCCTGTGTATATTGTCATTTCCTTTTGTGTGCCACCTAAAAATAAGACTTGTGCTGTTGGGAATGGGTTATCTATGTCGCTTACTACATTATCAAGCAATAGTGCCTGTTCACCTGTTAATGGTGGCAATTGAAGCTCTACTTTGTCTTTGATATCCACGATTGTGCCAACCATTTCTCCATAATCGTTTCTTCCTGTGTTCTTAGACCATATCTTATTTCTGCTGTATGTGTAGCCGTTATAGGCTACTGGGAATCTAACCCCCTCAATCACAACTGCGTCAATCAATCAAACCACCCCTTTCAAGGCATCAAAAAAGGAATGCACCATTTCTGATACATTCCTTAGTGTGGTTACAAATTTCTTGCAACCATTATATTTATTTCTGTTTGAGCCATTCTAATATTCTCAAGAAAATCTATGCAACTTCATTGAATAATTGCAGTATAAATTCTCTTCCAAGCTGTGTTATTCTCCTGTGATAAATAACCTTACCATTGTCAAGGATTTCTTGCTTAATCTCTTCATATCCCATACTGCTGTATGGCGAGTAAAGAACCCAAGTTCCATTGACACTGTATTGGATTTTTTTATCAGCAAGTAACTTGTTAAGTTGAATAGCAGATTTCAGATTCAGTTCCTTAGCAATCTCTGTCATTGTATATGTCTTATTGACATGTGTTAAGATAGCGTTCTTTCTTTCTGCTTCAACTCTTGCTTGTCTTTCCTGTTTTAACTTTGTTAATAATTCTATTCCAAAGTCTGGATTATTCAGTATTTCATCAATAACATTATCAGTAGCATATATTCCATTCTTACGAATTGACGGAATAATCTCATCAGCCACTAATGCTTGAAATTTCTCTGCTGTTTCATTTTTGGCTTTCATTGCTAGGCGGTAGAAGATGTTTTCTGGGATAAAATCGTCGTGCCCACAAGTGGGTACGCCGGTTTTTGCAGCTTCCTGCAAAAAACCAATATCTCTTAGATACTGTTCTACTCTTTCCCACCTAACAACTTCATTGCCACTTGCGGCAATTCTTGTGAAACCAAGTCCTCTAGCAACATTTTCCAATCTTAAGTAAGCAACGCCATTCTGCTCATAGCAGTCTACGCCGCAAATATTCTTAGTGTTCATAGGTGCTTTAATCTCATTGTGAGAACTATCTTTTGTAGTTGGATAATTATAACTCATTATTTTACCTCCTACAAAAATTTTATCATTTGCTCTAAACAGAATCTATTGCGTAGTGGGAGTATATGCCCACAATGCCTCACGCAATAATATTATGCCACTTCCTTTGTAGCCTTGTCCTGTTCCTTTAAATCAAAATTATTAATATTGTCCTGAATAGTTTCTAAACGGTATTGATTGCCCATTACTTACCACCGCCTAACTCAATCTTGCCATTTGAAAGGCACTTGCAAGCATAACCAAATCCAGCTATAAAAGCACTTTCTTCGATTTCAAAACAGCTCTTGCAAAAAGTATCGTATATCTTATCACTTAAATTACTGCTCAATATGCTTTCTAACTCCTCGTTAAGTTCCTCACCTTTCTTAAAGTACAAATCTCTATCTTCGTTGTCTCTTCTCCACTGACTATAAATCATCTTTGCAAATTCGTTCATAATATCAAATTCCTTTCTAATTATCTTGATTTTCCGAAAGAAACTGATATAATTGTATTTATCAATTCCTTTCGGATTGGTGGTTTTAAAGTGTTGTGTTCGTTGGTAGCGGTGCAACACTTTATTTTTTTTGTCCTTTTACTTTTTCAATGCCTTTTTTAATCAAATCAAGTATTGTATATCCGCTTTTATCAGAAAAATTCATTATTTCTTCCTTTTCCTCTTTGGTGACACGAATATATATTCTTTCATTTTTAGGATTGTCGAGTTTAGGTCTACCTTTTTTATTGGACATATACTCACCTCTTTTCTGTCCGCACATTTAATATAAACCGTACGCACAAAAAAGTCAAGCACTTTTTCAATAAAAAATGGAACGCACCAAAAAGATACGCTCCATTAAGGGATTATTTTTCTATAAAACGCGGTATAAAGCTAATACTGTTATAACTGCCAACTCCATTGTTTTTACAATTAACAATCAAGCCATATGTAGTTATTTTATCGCCAGCTTTATAGTTTCCGCTTTTTAAATTAAAATCTTTTGAAAAATATATGTATATTTTTTCTTTGCCGTATTCGCTTTTATTCTTAACGACGCCTGTAAAAAATCCTGCCTGCAAGTTATAAGCATTAACAACTTTACTTATACTCTCATCTTCCATATCCTTTGAGGATAACGTATAGCGATTAGTAAACATTATATCTATTTTTACATATTTGTCAGTCAAATCCTCGTCTGTAAACATAATGTGGTTGTAATCCATTTGTTCACATATAAATTTATATTTATCTTCATCAAGATAAGACATGCCATTGTCAAGCATATCTTTAGTAGCAACTTCTGTTGATTGTGTTTTAGTTTGTGTGTTTGCTACGATATTATTATCGTTTTCAGTTATATTATTAATAATAAATAACGCTGTAACAAATACTATCCCTGCCAATACTGCAATTGCTATCTCCTGCAGCTTCTTTTTATTATCTTTTTTATCCATTGTAATACACCCCTTTGCTTTTATAGTGCTTAAAGTGTATCACAACGGATTAGATTATTCAATTAAATGTTAAACGCTGGTTGTCCTGTCATAGCTGTATACTGATTGGCATATCTCTGTGTTGTTCTGAACACTTCCTGTCCGTCAATCTGTACAACAATGTTTCCGTTTTGTTGCCCTACATTTGCATTAGCAAATACCTCTGACATGCCCTCAATGACAGCTTGCTTAATGCCTTGTGTTATCTGGTCGTTGTTTGCAACTGCTGTCTTACCATTGCTGAATTTACCAACCATTTCATTATGGTTAGCAAAGAAAAGTCCGTCCTCTGGAAAACCACCTGTTGCATATGCTCTAGGTTTTGGCCGTATAGCAATATGAAATGCACTTTCAGATATGTTACCATTATTATCAAATACTTCTCCGCTAAATTTACTTGCAAAGCTATTGGATAATGCATTTTGAATCAACCAAGACTTGCTGTCTATGGTGTCTGCTAACGCCTGCATTAATTGACTACCTGTTTCTTCTCCAATTTCTCCGGCTTCAACTTGGTCAACAATACTCTGGTAAGCTCTTTTTGCTGAATAAGGTATGTTGCTGATGTTGCTAGAAAAATTATCACTTAATGACCTGCCTGCATCAGCACCTACAGTACCCATTTGTGAAAATACATTTTGGGTATCATCACTTATAATCCCCAACTTAGAAGCAACTTCATTTTTAGCTGTTTCATAGGCATTTGTCACAGCTTCTTTTGTTTCTTGCGAAGTTCCAACAGCGGTATTTTTTAATTCATTCCAGCAAAACTGCATATCAGCCGTAGCTTGCTGAACTGTTCCCCTAGCTTCATTAACCTTATCTTGATTAGCTTTAACTTCTTTATTGAGTTGCTCAATTTCTCTTGTCACGCTTGCATAGGCTGTAGCTTCATCTGGCGTCATTTCAACAACTTGTAAAGCACCATCATATGTTAATCTGTTAAGTTCCTCTTGTTTCTGCTTCAACTTCTCTTTGCTGTCGTTGAGAGCATCTTCCATTTTCTTTAATTCCTTTTTCTCTTTATATTCATCTTTAATTAATTGAATATAATCTTCCCTTAACGCTTCTAAGCGGTATTCTTCTTGCTTTTTGTCAATCAGTTTTTCGATCTCTTCTCTAGTTCCCTTGTATGCACCAGTTTCTATATCAATAACTTCGCTTAATTCTGGTACTTTTTCAACTAATTCCTGTGCAATATCCTTGAGTAATTTCTGCTGTTCAGTTGTTAAGCCTGTTTGATTTGCTAGTTCAAAGTATTTTGTTTTAAGAGCTTCGATTTCATCAGCTGTTGTATTACTTTTCCATGAATCTTCTATTGAAGCAATTGATTGTTGTATTTCACTTGTGGTTTTGCTAACCTCTTCTCTAATAACTCCATATCCAGATAAATAATCTGGAATTTCGTCTTGAATTTTAATAAATCCTTTGATTGCGCCTGTTACGCCAACTATTGCCGCCATTGCCAAGCCTGCTGGTCCGAAAGCCGTGTATAATCCTGCTGCGCCAATAGCTGCACCACCTGCTATTTTAGCAATTGAAGCCACAAGGTTGTCACTTCCTTTGGCTATATCATAAAAGCCACTTTCAATAAGTTTAAATTCTCCAAAAGCTGATACTCCGCCAAGTAATGCTTTTTGGAACAATGACATATTATTTCTAACTTTAGTTATTCCATTATTAAATACAGTAAATAGCCCTTTATCTTTAACAACTTTCCTAAAATCTTGAAAGCCCAATGTTGCCTTGGTAATTTTAGGGTGCATAAATGTTAATGCCGAGGCTGCTGCCGCACTACCATTTTTCGCTGCTTTCATTGCTCTGGCTGTATCTTCTGCCATTATGCTTAATGAATTTAGCTTATTATATGTTTTAGTAATGCTTGCTATTACGCTTGAGGCACCTATAGCCTTAAGTGCTTTAGGAACTGCTACGAGCGATATAAGTAGTGTTTCTATTGGTGCTTTAGATAGTATACCTAAGTATAACTCAATAGCGCCTTTTAAACCTTGTACAATAACTTTTCCTGCTGCATTAAATACCTTAGTCCAATCAATTCCTGCAAGGAAATCGCCCATCTTTTGACCGATTGTAAACCAAGGTACTTTGTCTATGGCATCTGCGAACCAGTTAAGTATTCCTGCCACAAGGTTAGATGTATCTTGCCCTGCCATTTTAAAATCGCCAATTGCAAAATCTCGGAATATCTTCTTAACAGGCTCAAGTGCCTTATCAATCCTATCAGCCCACGCAATAGCCGAATTCTCCATATTGGCAAATGCTTTATTCCAAGCCGCTTCATAATCAGCCGCCGCCTTAGCGATATCATCTGTCAAATCAATAGTGCTACCACCACCGCCACTTGAACCCTTGCTTGAGCTTGTATCGTCCTGCAATTTATTTATTTCATCAAATCCCATAAGGGATAATGTAGCTTTCTTTGCTGAATCTGCTACATTTTGGTATCCGTCTGAAATATCTTCTAGTCCGTCAGAAGTATCTTTGTAACCGCTTTGTCCGAAGCTCTCAAAGTCAATCTTAACACCCATAAGGCTTGCAAGGTTCACTAGAAGTCGCTTAATTGCAATAGTAACGCCGTTTACAACTGGCATAACCTTTGAAAGAATTGGGATAAACAGCTGTCCTGCTACCATTCCGACTTCTTTCATATTGTTGCTGAACTGGCGTAACATATTACTTGGGGAATTAATTGTCAATTTGTTATCGTATAGGCTCTTTATCCTATACTTCTTATAGTTTCCTATAAGTTCAGAGTACATTATCACCCACGTTTTTGCGTTTGGTTTGGTGGTAGCCACTTCCACCTCATACTGCCCTATATGCAGTAGTGTCGGACACTCTTGGGAATATTATATTTATTCAATTCCTACTCGTTACGATACTCAATAGCCTGTTCGTAATCTATTGAGTTATCTCGGTATTAGCATAGCTTATAGCCTTAGCCTTCACCGATTTTGCCCGATTGTCATAAGATGTTTCCATTCTTATGCAACACTTGGAAGACAAGCTGTATCATTAACTCTCTTCCGTTTATTAGCTAAATCGCCCCAAGATACTTTACTTTGGTCTAATATTGCCAGCACTCTTAATTGCTGTTTTTCCATCTGCGTCATTTCTGATACAGACTTGGAAATGCCCAAGTTATAAGCGTATGTCGCTAATGTAGCGTTGGTAATATCAATACCATACTTGTACAACGCCCTTGATTGACCGATTAAGCCGCTTTGTAAGTTCTGTGCTACTGTTGAATAGTCTACATTAAAAAGTGAGCTTATATCGCCTGCAAGCATTGTCATTGACTTTGTTATAGCCGTTGTCGCTTCACCAGTCTGCCCTAACGAATTAGTAACAGAAGCTAGCTGTGAAGCGTATTGCGTTATCTCTTGTATGTTAAGTCCTAAGTTTTTCGCTCCACTTTCTTCAAGTAAGCCACCTTGAACATTAACCTTAAGTCCGGACAGCTTTCCGAGAGTATCATTTACTCTGTTCTGAAAGCTTTCTGCGTATGCTGTAGCATTATCATATCCGTACTTCTTGTAATCCTTATCCCATTCTGAACCAATCTTACCAAACGCAACCGCTTGATAGTTGAACGCTTCAATGTAATCTGTTGTTGACTTGATGGCTTCTATAAGTTTCTTACTGCCACGAATTACCATAAAATAAGTGGCATAAAACTTACCTATTGCACTTGCTAAGTTCCAACTGCTTTTAGTTGCTGTCCTAGTGCTTGTAGAAACGCCATACAGCGATTTTTGAAGTGAGTTTGAAGAAGTACCCGCCTTGCTACCTTGACTAGCAAGATTAGCCAATGCGTTGGTCATTTGAATGACATTTTGACTTACTGTTGGTGCTCTTGATAGCGTTGTCATTAAGCCATTTAAAGCATTGCCTAGCTTTGGAATGTTTACAACGGCGTTTTCTATACTCTTACTGCCTAGCTTACCAAGTGACTTTGCAAATTCTGTGACCTGTGTTGCATTTTGCGGAATAGCTGATATGCTTGCAACTGCCTTTGTGACAGCTTGAAGTGATGTGGCTGTGTTAGTTAGTGCAACTGAATCAACAGAACCTATCTTTGTGATATTTTTGGCAAGCCTTGTAAAATCTGCTGTTCCTGCGTTCATATTCTGCATAGCAGAACCTAACTGACTAACACCATTTGCAAGACCGCTTAATGATGAGCCATTCACAGTTGCAAGTGACGTTGACAGCCTTGCAAGCTGATTTATCAGTTTATCAACAGAATTGATAGCTTTAGTGGCAGTACCGGTAATTTTGACTTCTAAACTGTCTAATTCCACGCTTTAACCCCCTTTTATAGGATTGTTGGCGGTAGCCCTCTCTTTTCAGTCTGTGCCGCCCATTTTTGCTCATTGAGTAACATCAGCTGTAACTCCTTATCATATGTATCTTCTTCACTTTCTTCTGTTTTTTCTGATAAAATAGCTTGTTTAGGATATTCAATGTGTACATCTTTATTAAATGCTGCACCTATTCCGCAAGAAATAGCTGGAATTGCATAAACTAAAAACCAGTTATACATTTCTGAATCGCGATTTTGCCTATCAATCTTTTTGCCTTTTGCGTATAGTAATAATTTTGTAGGTGTCATTTTTAAAAAGTCCGAATAACTAACGCCTAGTGAACTAGCTAAGACAAAGTATTCTCCCCAAATTATTTTGTGGAAGTCTGCTTTTTCTTGTGGTCTTGTGGAACTACTGTCGGCTTCTTCTGTTCCTGTGTCGCTTCTTCCACATTGTTCGCCATTTCCTCTAACATCGCTGTTATTCCCGACAGCTCGAAAAAACCATCATCTTCCATCGCTTTCTTGATTTCCTCGAATAATGTTCTGTATCCGTAACTCTTATCTGTCTTTCTCTTTTCTGTAATATATGCTCTAGTGAGTCCCTTTGCTTCATCCATTGTTACAGGGTTATTATCAATACAACCTGCATAAATGGCTAATATGCAAATCTCTGGCACATCTGCTGTCATATTTGCTAAACCGTCAAAAGAAGCCTGTGCAACGCTTTTATCTGTCTGTGCAAGTAAGTAAGAACCATTTACGACGCTAAACATCTTCTGCACTATCTCTTTGCATTCTGCCGCGCCAAAAGAGAACTCAACTTTGTATTCTTTTCCATTTACATTAATATTCATCATAATTTTTACCCTTTCCCACCCTATCAACATATAGGGAAAGGTGCGGATTTTACACCGCACCTACCTTTTAAATTGATTATTCTGTTACGTCATCAAGATATGATGTGTAGTCGGCTGTTTTGGCGTTTGTGCCACCAATCGACACAGCCTTTGATTTAGTCGATTGGCTTATTATTCCCCCACCTTTGTTACTGTGAATGTGCCACCAGCGCCCTCGACAACTTGAAGCTTGTCTGTGCATTCGATAGGTGAAGTGTTAGGGACTGCCGTTACTGTCATTTCAAGTACCGAATCAGTACCAGAAACATCATTAGGCGTTGCTGTTACCTGTCCGACAAATGCGTACTTAGCAACCGCGCCTAATCCGTCAGAGCCATATAACTGAATAATATCTAACTGCTTGCCCTCTGCTTTGATTAAGTCCTGCAAATAAGCCTTTTCAAGGTTTCCTGTGTAAGTCTTAGCGTCAGATGTTTTGATACCCATTAAGAATGTCTGTGAATCATCTTCAAATGTTGTACTTTCAACTGTGTTAGGCGCTGATACTGGTGCTGAAATCGACTTAGCCGCAACCATTAACTTGTATGAGCCTGCAAAACCATCTTCGCTATGCTCCTTGTAGATAACCCTAGCTTTATAACTTGTACTTGCCATTGCCTTGTCTACCTCCTAAAAATTTGCAAAAAATAAGAGCATTTCTGCTCTTTGTTACATTAATCTGTCATTTGCCGCTATCATTCGTCTGAATCTAGCGGTACTCTTGTGTACTTTATTGCTGATTGAAAATTCTGGCATTGCATTGCCTTGAAATCTCATTATCTTAAATACATCTGTAATTATCGCCATAACTTTGCGGCAATCAGCTTTGCTTGTGTTAGTAGTAACATCTACTTGGAATGTTGCTAACAAAGCATTAATTGTCTGCCCATCAAGCGTTTGCCCTTGCTCTGCCGCTAACAACAGATGTATGTATACTGTTGGGAATACTGCCTGACCGCTGTTTTCCCCCTCGTTTGTTATAACTATCTTGGGGTACGCTTTCTTTAATTGTGTTAGGGTTTTAGCCTTGACAAGTGCTGTGACTGTGTTTTCAAGGTCTGTCGCCCAATCGTTTGCATTTGCCATTAACTAAACACCTCTCTTGCTATCTGCTTATACTGATTAATAATCTCCATTGTGGCATTGTACATAGGCATTGTAGCTTTAACGCCATGTGTAGGTTTCCAACTTTCACTTTGTTCATCCCAGAACCACCATGTGTCTTGCCAAGCATGAACCTGTCCCGGGTATGTGCCAACTCCTAGTCCTAATTCATCAGCTTTAGGATTGGCAATAGCGTTATAATGAATACCGGCACCAAATTCAATCGCTAATAGCGTGTAAAATGGTTCTCTATCTTCTACTTCAACAGTTTTACCGGCAGCAATCAAAATAGCTTGGTAGCCATCTTGAATAGGCTTTCTGTCAACTCTCAATGTTACTGTTCTGCCTAATGGGCTTTCATTAACACTCATAATTGCTGCTTTGTCGCCTAATTCTGCTAGTCGTTCAACAAGCAATTCACATTTATACTGTAATGTTTGCTTATATAGTTGTAGCTGTCTTATTGCCTCTTGTATTGAGCTTTCCGATAGAGATACATTAATTGTATGCTTAGCCATAATTGCACCACCTTAAAGCAATTTTAATTCTGCAAATACTCTGAATATTTTAGGTGATTGGATAGCGAACCAATCAATTGTTGTTTCATCGTGTCCAAACTGTTCGATATGTTGCCAATTACACTGTAAACCGCTCTCAGACATAAACGCGTGAATAATTTCGTGTCTTAGCTGTTTTTTCTGTAAATATTTAAAATCTCCAACTTTATTTTCGTTATCCGAACGAATGACTATTAATTTTTGTGTGTTATCACAAAATCCGTCAATATCTTCGTCATTTAGTTCTTTGAACTTCACAACATATTCAGTTCCTAAAACATCAATCTTTATATCTTCCATAGTCACCTACTTTACAACCGCTTTAAGCATATACTTAGTTGAATACAATGCCGGTTTCGTGCCTACAATCGTGAAGTCTGCTGATGTTTCATCAACAAGGCTATCATCTGTGTATGTAGGCTTGCTATCAAGCCAGATAAGGTCGCCTTTTTGAACAGGCAACATATTCCTATCTGTCAGTAAAATAGCATCAAAATCAGCGGTATCAAAGCCATATTCTTTACTCTGTGCTTCTCCGCCGCTGAACGATATGTTAGCTTTAAAATCAACCGGTTCTGAAAAACCTGTTTTTTCTTCAAGGACTTTGGGTATCTTGTTTCCCTCATCATCAAGATAAGGAATAAAATTACCTTCTGTGTCGGTATATCCCTCATAGAGGATATTTCCCTCATCATCTCTTTCATAGATGGTTACTGTTTGTCCTTGAAGCGAATACTTCATAGCCTGCTTATTAATATCAAGCATTTACTTCACATCCTTGCCGAAACGCTTCCATAAATCGGATAACTTCTCCCAGCCAAACATTGCAACAAACGCAACGATAAAGCCTGCCATAATAGCCGCAAGTATCATATACCACAGTATCGTCATATGAATGTACTGCATATATGCGATAAACGCCGTAACTGTGATACCGATAGATAAAATGAACACAATTATGTCCGTAGGTACTTTATTAAATATGCTTATATTCTTGATTACCTGTGTAATTACAGATACAAGAAAAGCAATAGCTCCGATAATTGCTAATATAAGTGTCATATTTGCAATTAATATCTGAATAATATCCATTATCTACACCTCCTTGTCATCATTAAGTCTTGTCTCTATGCCATCAATTCTGTGATGTGCTGACTTAACACTTTCTTCAACTTTAACTATCCTACTATCGTGAGAATTAAGCTCTTTCCGCATTTCTGTGACTTCGTTCTTAATCTCCGTTGTATTGTTGGATATTGCGTCAAGTTTCATATTTATTCGCGTGTTCTCTTTCACACGTTCTTCAAGTTCTACTCTGTCACTTCGTTTATCATTCTTAGAGTTGAATGATAAACTGAAAAATCCGAAAAAGACGGAAAAAGCAACTGAAATTATGCTTATAATTACTGCTATTGGCATTGATATACCGCCTTTCTAAATTAATAGGCACACCGCCCACCACCCTTAATGTGTGCCGCCTGCTAACATATTGCTGACATCAGCAAAATGCTAACGCACAGTCTTCTATAACACTTTAGCAAACGGAAATACCCCAACAAATAAGCTATCTCTATCTCTCCAAGTTCTGTTTACGCCGTTCTCATTGTAGCTTGCCATAAATGCTTCACCTGCTTGTGAATGGTCGTAGACAGCCAGATTAACAATAACGCTCTCAAACTTCTTCAAGTCCTCGGTTATCATTTCATCTGTGTAGCTGTCGGGGTAATTTCTTCTTGCCTTTACATCTTCTGTAGCTTGCTTAATAAGCTGTTCGATTATCGGATTATCTTCTTTGCTATCGAACACTACCACATCAGATGTTGTTTCATCATCATTTGTGACTGTATCAATACGAAATTGTTTAAGCCTGATTTTAACTTGCTCTAATGTGGTGTATTCTGCCATAGTTCAAACCCTTTCTAAAGCTCTACATTTTCCATTACCGCTCTTGCTTCAAGAACTGCAATATAATCTGTCATTGCTTTAATCTGCATATTATATGTACTTCTAGGGCAAGTTGGAGTAAATGTAAGTTCATCGTTATCCCACTTATCAAGCATATTTTTTAGTTTCTTATAGCGAATAACTACTTGCTGATACTCTGCTTTAAATCTCTCTTTGTAATCAGCGCTATTCATCATTTCTACTGTATCTTTCAATTCCATAGCCCAACTCCTATAATCCTAATTTCTCAATTAACAGTTCTTTAAGTTCTGCTCCTGTAAGCTCCATTGCATTCTCAATGCCTTGTTCTAAGGCAAGTGTCTGTAAGTCCGCTGTTGGCATACGCTTAATAGCTGTTTTTGTGTAATCGCTTGTAGGTTGAGCAGGGAACTTGTCCTGCTCTTCCTCATACTTAAGCTCATCTCCATAAACAGCTTCCTGTCTTGCATTATCTGCTGTTACTTCTTCGCTCTGCTTTGCGGCGTTGATTTTATGTCGTCTTAATAACATATAAACACCTCTTACTTTCCAAACTTAGCAAGAACAACCTTTGAATCGTTGCTTAAGACTGTTGTATAATGTTCATCACCAGATATAACAGTTGTCTTTGCAAGAATGTCTCTGTCAGATTCAATCTCAACGTTTCTCTTCATATAGATTGTAAGTGCGTTCTCTTCCTCTGACACGCCATCCGCACCTGCATCCTCATTAGGGTCTTCTGCTGATACGATAACAATAGGACAAGCGTAGAACTCTGTTGTAACAGCCTTTAACTTGCTGCCTACCTTAATTTCTTTATCCTTTGACTTAAGCGTGTGTGCAAGTGCTGTGTCAAGATGAACATTCGTTGCATCCTCGCTTGTTGTATCAGCTACAACATTAATTGTTCCTGTTGAATCATCAAGTTCATACTTAACCAGCTTAACTTTCTTAGACTTAACAACTTGCGCTCCTGCAATAGAGCCGATAGTGCCGTTCATAATCACATTAAGTGGGTACTTATCGTTGCTCTTAAAATCATCGTCATTAAGCAATGTGGCTTCCTGTGCTGGATTAATGAACAGTATCTTTGTAAGTGATGAATCTGATTCATCATCAAACTTGCTATTAGCTGCTACAACTGCTGAATAGCTGATAGGTGCTGCTGTTCCATCGTAATCAATAGGTGCTGTGCAAAGTGCGTCATAGCTGTCATTATCAACCTTTGCAGCGATTGACATAGTAATCTGATTAATAGCTGTACCAAGTGGGTCGCCATAACCAGATAATACTGATTCATCTGTAAGCTCTACAGCCTTACCTGCTTTCTTAACCTTTGCTTCTGTTGTAGATGTTGTAAGTACTGTTGTACCCATAGCAACACCTTCTGCTACATCTTCTGCGTCACCAATATAAGCATACTTCGGCACAACAATTGTGCTTCCCGGTCTGCCTACAAGTGTTGTATCAACTCTTGCGATAGGTGAGAACTTAATCTTCTTTGGCAACTTAGCTGATACCATATCAGCCATTACCTGTGGATCTACTAAATTTGCTAACTTAGTCTGTGGCATAGTTTGTTTACCTCCGTTTTCTACTCTGTGAACTTCTTATAAAGTTCTGGATTCTTATTTTTGAACTCCACTCTTTCGTGGTAATTCATCCTGTTAAACTGTTCCTGTGTTACTGTGCTTTCTTCTCCACCGCCTGCATTAATAGCCGGTCTCGATTTAAGCCACTCTGCCTTAGCTTCTTTAACCTGTCTTTGCACTTCATTGGCAATTACAGTTGCTATAAGGCTATGGTCTGCATCTGCAACCGCCTCAATCAAAGAATCAATATCATTTCCATCGCCTATAACTTTCTGATAAGCGTTGACAGCTTTCATATGATTAAGTTCTTTGCTCATATTCTCGAACTTTTCAGCCTGCAACTTTTCAGCTTCCGCCTTTGCTTCTGCTTCCTGTTCTTCTGCTGTCTGTTTTGAACGAAGCTCTTTCTTGTACTTAGCTGCTTCTGAACTGGCTTTATCTGAAGCGTTCTTATACTTCTCTTTTTCAGCTCTTTCATTAGCAAGCTGTGCCATAAGCTCTTCCACACTAGGTGTCTGTTCTTCGTTCTGTGGCTCATTATTAGTTGTTGGTTCTGTTGTTGTGTTAGTTACATCTGCCATAATTTCTTTACCTCTGCTTTCTGCGTTTTTTGTTGTTCTCTCAACTTCTTGCGATATTTGTATTGCCCTTTCTCTAGGGCATATAAAAAGCCACAAGGTAATTTCTACCCTGTGGCTCAATATCAATTATTTATCTGTTCTACTCTTATCTATAACTGGACTGTTTTCTGTCTGGTCTGATAAATCCTGCATTGTGCGGTCTTTATTAGGTGCTTGTTCACCATCTCCGCCCTCTGCCTGGTTCTGTGTATCTTTGTTGATTATGCTATCTTGATACGCCTTAACCATCTCTCCGCTTCTCGCTACAACATCGTTAGGGTCATCAAAGAATGGAATCGCATCAACTGTATCTTTAAGGCTAAATCCGTGGCTTATCAATGTTGCCATAGCATTAACCTTGGTTGACATTTCATAAGTTTTTTGTCGCTTAATGTTAGGCTTTACATCTCTTGCCCTTAATTTAAGTAATGGGTTGCTGCTGTTAACATTGTTTGACAGCTTGATAGCTGCAAGAACAACTTTTATCTCTTCCATTTTGCAGCCATCTGTAATTAATTGCTGTTTTGCCGCTGCTGTTTCAGCCTGTGACCAGCCTGTTGCATCTGACATTGCAACTCCTGTACTGCCACCGCTATTATCATTTCGTTGTGGTACATTGCATTTCTGCAAGATTATCTGTCGCCTTGATTGAATGTTATTAAGCATACCTGTGTAATCGTAATTAATTGCAAGTGGCTCAACTATTGGAGTTTTGCCATCTGCTGATGTATAGGTTTGCATCCATTCTCCAGATTTTGGCTTTCTTACTTTTTTAGTGATGTGCGGTGTTCCATCTTTGTCAAATATTTTTTCCTGTTCAACTGGGAAATCAACATCGTTTGTATGCCAAACTGCCTGTGTGTTCTGTTCAACATCATTGGTAAAATCTGAAATAAGTAAATTTAAGTTATCCATTTCAGATATTTGCCGTTCAAAACAGCCCATTCTATCAAATGACCTTGTATATTCAATAATAGGGATTTTATGCAGTGGATTTTCTTCTCCACTTCTCTCTAAAAATCCCCATTTTGTTTTCCTTTTTTCTGGTCCATTAGTAATTTTTATTCCGTCAGTTATTTCATATCGGATATCTTTAGTAAAACAAGTATAATATCTTGTTCCACTATGCTTATCCTTGATATAAGTACCTGCAAGAATAACTCTCTTGTCATTGTAAGCTGTTGACCTTATAACAAACGTTGTTCTTGGATCTAATACATCATATGTGAAATAGCTTTCTCCGTCCTCATATTCTGTATTCACATCAATAAGGACATATCCGACGCCACCGATTTCAACATATCTTGCAAGTTCCTGTTGCTTCTGTCTTGCGTTTTGTGATTCGTAGCAACTGTTTAATTCTGCTATAGCTTTTGTAAGGTTAAAATCCTCATTGTCGCCATTTTGAACTAGTGTTATAGGATTTCCCCACTTAAAGCCTAAATTAAACTCTGTGACCTCGTTAGCCACATTATCACAGCACTCGCAGTCAATGTCTGGTCTGTAAGTCTTTGGATTTTTCCTAACTATTGGCTGTATTCCTGCGTCATAATCAAGAAGAAATTGTATTCTGTTGGAATTAATATCATGTTCCAAAATTGCTTCACGCAAAATCGGTATTATGTTGTCAGATGTTATTTCTTTTGCACCTGTATAAATAGCAATTCTTCCTGTCTGCATTGTCTACACCTCTAATAAAATGTCATACCGCTTGAACTTCTACTCTGCGGCACTTCTTTAATTTGAAAATTATCATCGTCGTTCGGAACGTACCAAATCCATTTATGACAATGTTTACAAGCTAATTTGTGTGTGCGTGGGTCTTCCTTATCCGCCTTAGTTAAAAACTTATGGCAGTTCGGACACATAATTGACTTGTCTTTATTCATATAAAATTCCATATATTACCTCTTTGCATAACAAAAGCACCGCCACAATTAAGTAACAGTGCTTTTTGATAAGGAATGTTTTGTTTATGAAAAACAGCTCTGTAATTTCTTACAGATACAGTATATCATTAGTGCAATAGGACATTCTAGGACAACTTTAAATAACTATTGCCATATTTTTCTTCAAATACTTTTAACGCTCTTCCGTGAAGTCTTGTTACATTTCTGTATGAAAAATTCATTTCTGTAGCAATTACTTCAAATGTCTTTTTTTCAATGTATCTTGAAAAAAGTACGTTGTAGTAATCTTCATCTTCTATGCTGTCTATTTGCCTTGTAATCGTATTTTTCTTATCAATGTATTCATCTATCATTCTGTCAAGATTGCGTTCCATTTCGTCAATCTTAGCATATGTAGTACCTATTTTATCTGGGTCTGATGATGATAATACTCTTTCTTCATTTTTTACTGCCGATATGCTGCAAGAAAGCTCTCTAAGTTGTGCTATCTCTGTTAACTTGTTATTTATCATACGATTAAGTCTACTGATTTGATTAAGATAATCCTTAGTTGTCATAATAGATTAACCTCCTATATTGGGCTTGACATAATGACTGTTTTTTTAACTCGATTTCCTTTTGTCATCCTCAATGCAAAATTTGAAAATACATCTGGAACATCATCAAGCTGTTTCTTCCCTGATACTGAATACTGTTTTAAAAGCGACATCATTACTCCATATGGTTCATTAGGTTTGTAAAGTGATGCGTCTTTAAAAATAATGTGTTGCAAAATCCAGTTAGAGCATTGAAAAATCCTTGCCTCTTTGTTTGTTTCTGTCGGCGTGTCTGTAATATTACATATCCAACCTACACTCTCTACACGCTTATTAACCTCCATTGCAACCCTGTCGCCACCGGCATTACGCTCAAATTCGCACTCTTGCACTTTGTTATTTACAAGTACACCTGCAGCATTTCTGTATTGTTCTTCATAATCTGCTGTGTTGTCGCACACACAATCAACGCAGTAATAATCTTCTCCGTATTTTTGCAATACAGGCAGTACAAAATAATCTGTACCTTTTCCTTTTGTGTCGCATTGAGCTGTGATAATTTCTGGCTCTCCGTGTGGCAAATTGAGGTATCTTCGGATTTTATCGTCTGGGAATAATAAGCCCTCACGTTCTATAGGGTCTTGTTTATACAGGCAGCGATATGAGATTTCATCCATAAGTAGCTGAATATCTTCAAAATCCTTTACTGTATAGCCACCAAATTCAAAGTCAAAATTACTTTCTCCTGTTACTGGGTCTACATCAGGCACGGATATTACTTTAACTCGTTTGTTTCCCTCATAAGCTTGTATAATACGTCCTATTACGTCTCTAACGCTCCACCTTGTAGCAATATGTATTTCTTTACATGGGTTTCCATCCTCGTCCGGTATCTTTCTTTGTCGTGCATCTACTGCATATTTATCCCACAATTTATCAAGATAGGTTGGGTTTAGTGCTTCTTCAATGCCGCCTATCATATCATCAACTAGCAGAAATTTATTGGCTCTGACTTTACCGGCATTTTTACTGCCGACAGATGTACATTGTACAGATTGAAACGGCTTATATTTTCCTACGTTAAACTGTTCAAGTTTTGCATTTGTACTTGTTACTTCAAGTCCAGGGAACACTTCTCCCCATGTATACTCGTCAGCGTTTGTGACAATATCGTATACTCCATCATAATACATTCGTGTAATGTCTCCGCTGTGTGAATAAAAGAGGTTATATCCGTTTGAGTACCAACCTATAACCGCAGAATGGAAAAACTTTTCGATTGTGGTTTTTCCTGTTCCGGGTGGGAGAGAAATACATAAAATATCATATTTATCATCAATCATGCCTTGTAATGCTTCTATTAAGCCTATTTTGATAAACTGTTTTCTTCTTGGCATATAGAATCTTTCTTTAGGTTCACGTTTCTTTTCTATGTATCTAAAAAAACTGTCAACAACCTTGTTTTGCGCTTCAATCAGTAAAATATCGTAAAACCAATTAATCAGCTCATATTCCGTTTTATTTGCAAACGCATACTTCTCTAAATCCCATATCGTTCCACCTGTCTTATCCTTGCAGAAACGCTCTATAAGCTCTTTTGTCCTTTCTGTAAGTTGTAGTCCATACTCAATATCTTTCTCGCCGTTTATGGCTACACTGCAAGCATCTGTATAAGCGTTGATTACCTGTTCATCAATTCCATTTCTCTTTATGTAATTTTCATATCCATTAACTGTAGAAATAAGGCTTTGACTAGCCATAAGAAAAGCACCTCCACTTTTCAGCAAAGGTGCTTATAGACCTCTGCCTATAATTGTTTTAGGGTAGCGACTACAATCAATCTGTAGCCGGTAATATCGTTTTAGTTATAATATACCGCTCCGTGGCACAAAGGACATTCACACTTCCAGTTATCGCCCTCTCGTTGGTCGCCACAGTATATATATTCTTCTTCAATCGCTTCAAAAATCGTTCCACAATTCTTGCATTCAAACCTTCGCGGTTTTTTGGCTATGTTCAAATCGCCTTTTTTAATTATTTTCATAATCTTACTCCTTGTACAGTTCATCCGCATATCTTGTCATTTCAATCTGTGTTCCGTTTTCATTCATTGTGCTAACAAATACATGTCTGTCACAGCCACTACTTGGTACACTGCCGAGTCTTATTTCCGTTTTATCATCCTCAAACTTGTAACATTTACGCATTTCTTCAATGCAGTTATTCATTTCTGTTATTTTCATATTCTCACTCCTTAAAGCAATCTTTCAGCGCTTGCCTATCTGCTTCAATATCTGCCTCAATGGCAAGTTCATCTTCTAAAGTGGAAAATCTTATAGTCTCGCCGTTTCTACCGCCTATTTCGTGCGATTGTGCTTCTCTAAATGCCTCACGCTCTATTGATTTAATTAATTCTGCCATGCTCATAGTTCAAACACACTCCCATATGTTACTCAACTACATACCAATCTTCTGCTAAACAATCATTAATTGACGGAACCCATGTAGAAACAGTGCTATTAACATTTTTGATAGCAAAATACGGATTGTAATGTACTAAATCGTCTTTATCTGCAATGGATTTCCCAATTTCTGTATAAGACTTAAAATTGCCGGCCGGAACATAATACACAAACATTCCCTTGCCATTCCAACCTTTTCTTGCTACTTTTTTGCTGTTTTTTAATGCTTCAATTGCCTGTCCAAAATTCATCATTTATTTTCTCCTTTACAATTTATTATTTTCATTCCTTATAAATCTCTTTGTTTCTTCAACTATTTTAGAATCCCTAGCAAAATTCATTTCAATATGGCTTTGTGGCAGTCTGCCAAACTTTTCCAAAGCATTTTTTCTACTGCTTCTTTTGAAACATCTACACCGAAATTTATCAACGCTTCTTCGGGTGGCGATTGATGCTCCGATAAAGGATTGTCAATTTTGTTCATTCCTCACAGGCCTCCATCTTTGCCGATAATTCTATTATCCGTTTCTTCAATCTCTTCTCCGTTGCATTAAAATCCGCAAGGCTTACAAACTCTTCATTTTCCTTGGCTTCTTCAAACGCCGAAGAGAGTTTGTTGTTTTTATATTTATATACCGGTATTGCATATATATCACTCATTCCTCATAAACCTCTCAAAATCTTTTCTGCACTTAGGACATAAATCAAAGGCATTTAACTTTTCATAAGCATATTTTCTAACTAAAAGTCCGCTTATTCTATAAACCTTTTTCAGAAACATACTTCTTTCATTTTCGTTTATTTCTGCGCCGCACCTATCGCATGTGTGCCATTCTTTTTCGTGTTTCATTCTTACACCAACTTTCTACCGCAGATAGGACAATAATCTATTTTCATTACCATTTCAACATTCATATCTTTACTGCTACACACCGCAAAGGACGGACATTTATTCAAGTCGCATGTAATTACAGGTTTATTTGACAACTTATCAAGCTTAAATTTACCATAACGCGTTATGACAGGAAAATTTTCCTCACAAAATTTACACATATTGCACCTCAAATCTTCGTAAATATATTCAAATCATAGTTATCTCTGATATAGTCAACAACTTCCTGTAATTTGCTTTTCACAAATTCATCTTTGGCAATATCTGGGTGCGTGTAAAACATGCAACTGTCTTTCTTTCCGTCTGCTTTATATTTACGATAGTTAAATGTCATTATAAACAATGGTATTCTTGTTAAGTTCTTTGTCTTGTGTCTTATCCAACGATTAACAATTCCCTTAATCATTATTCTTCCCCCATAAATTATCCGGTAATTCCTCGCCGCCATAAATCTTATTAGCGTATTTCTTAAATGTCGGTACGCTACAACCTGCTACTTTTGCTGCCTTTACCTGTGAAGCTTGCCCCGATATGTATAAGTTAATTGCTTCATAAAACTTATCTTTGTTTAGTGGATGTACACCTGCTGCCATAATAATCACTCCTTACCATTCCTTGCTTTCGCACCAGCTGCTCTTACAAGCGTGGTTCATAATGTTAATTAAAACCTTTTCAGAAGAAAAGTGAACTAAGCTGTAATCACATTGTGCTGAAAACTTTGTGTTGAAATATTCATCAACTAGCATCTTGTAGTCTGTATTATCATCCATATCACTTATAGCCGCATAATAGGTGTCTGTATATCCGTCACGCTCTATGTCGGTTTCTTTTGTTAAATTATCTACTACTCTTGATAAAACCTTATCTGTTAATGGGTAGTGATATTCTCCAGTACATTCTCCGTGTTTATCTAAAAAGTATTTAAAGAATGCTTCTACATTTTCTTTGAGTGTTTTATCATTAGTCCAATCATAAGCTATCTTGCCAGCCCTACTTATCATTCTTTCTTCGGCAACTTCCCAATCACTTTGAGAGTATTCGCTTATCGGCTTAAACTCTTTCACTTTTTTATCTTTAGGTAAAAAAGAATTACATTGCTCTCTGTTAAGAGAATTACATTCTGTACTATTTGATTTGTAATCTTTGTTTAAGTAATCTATGTTAGTACTCTTTGGTATTGCTTCGTCACTAGCTTGTGTTTGATTTTTCATTGGCTCATTATTGATTACGCACTCGTGCGTAATGGTTTTCTCATTTTCTGGAATTTCAATTTTATAATCGCTTAATGGATAGCCATTCTTTTTAAGGTCTTTTGCAATATTTACAAGATTTACCCTATATTGTAATGTTCTATCCCACTTATATTTAGGGTTATTTCGTTTTGAGATATAACCCATATTCACCAAATCGCTGATATATCTTCTTATCTGGCTTGCAGATAAACCTAACATAACCTCATCAGCTAATTCCTCGGCGGTTTTATATATCCAACCATAGAAAAGCTCTCTTTCTTCTTCTCCATTGTTCTTCGCAATCTCATTTTCTTTTTTGATAAACTTATCGGCATCCGAAACTCTTTCAGACCAATAGATAAACTGATTGAGAATGATTGCTTTTCTATAATCGTTTGTTATTGATAATAAATCTTCTCTAATTACTGCTTTTTTAATTTTTATGTCTGCCATATTTTACCTCCTACGATAGATAACCCTACGATTTATATAAAAACAGTTACCAGGAGTTCGTAGGTTACTCTTTTCGTGTTGCAATCACTAGGCAACTGATTTTACCAATATTATTCCGGCTTATTCATCTCAAAGAAATGCTTCTTGCATCTTGAATCATCGCTATCAAAGCTACAATCTGGTTTAAATCGTTTTTGGCATTCATCACAAGACCAAGATGTTACACCTTCAAGCTCTGAAACAGCACCGCAAAGCTCGTACAATTCATCATCTGTGCAATTCAGCACATAATCCGCAAGTTCCATTCTTATTTTTCCGATTGAACGATGCTTAATCAACTTCGCCATTTTATTTACCTCCACGAATGATAATTTCCACGATTTTAGATATAACAACAAACAGGCAGTCGTGGTCTGCTTTTCGGTAGCTAACCTAGTTTGCTGTTAATCTGACATATGGACTTGCACCATACTCACCACCCAGTTAAGGAATCGAACCTCACACCTCGAAGAACCACATCTCCAAGGGTACACCGACTGTAATAGGAATTGAACCTATCTCACACTATGTTGTCAGAACCAAAACCCTATTCTAACTAGTATTAGTCTGCTACCAGCTTACGCACGCAGACTTGAAAAAGGATTTTAGCGCAGATAGCAGGAATCGGACCTGCATAACGATTTTGTTCGTTAGAGAGATTAGCAATCTCTTGTGATACCATTACACCATATCTGCAAATACCGCCTGTAACGGCTATCAAGAAACAAGAACAGAAACAATAAAATATTAGGGGTGTTTTGATTAGGAGTGCTTCTTGATAAGTTGGTTTTCACATGGCTATGTATATACACGCCGAACCCTCTCAAGCGGTCTTGCACCGCTTTTAACTGAACAAAATCCAAAGAGGTACATGAAAGGAGGACTGTTCTGTGTAAAATGCAAAAACACAATAATGAACAGCCAAACAAATAAAAAGAAAAATAAACTACCCTTATGGGAATCGAACCCATATTACAGGAATCAAAATCCTATGTATTAACCATTATACTAAAGGGCAATAGTGGCTATTCCCAGTATGCGTTTGCCACAAGTCGCAGTGTACTATCCTTTGCAACCATTATACTTTCATTGACTGACACGACTATTTGCTTAATTCCAAATATTTATTCGAGTACCAGACAGCTTTCTCAATATCCTGTCTGCCATTCTTTCTTCCGGAACGATAATTGTACTTAAAAGCATTAAGCAGGCAAAAAGTTTTTACAGCTTCTATGCCAAATATTTCAATCATTACATCTATGCACTCATACTTGCCTGTGCAATAGTGCTGTGGATGATTTACAGCGTCATATACGACATTCCCTTCAACACTTGGTGCAACAATGCCTAATGGAGTAAAATTGTCTGGTTTGTCGCCATCTAACGCAGTATTGATAACACCGTCTGGTTCAATTCTTGGCGCATCTTCACCACGATTACCTATCTTTAAATCATCAGTCTTTTTCCCAAGCCTATCTGTAGACTTTTTATCGTTAGTGCACATAGCCATAGCCAAACCTAGATACTTATCGCACTGCATTTCTAACTCCTAACTCTTTTTTATTTTTTAAAATTTTTTGGAATTTACTCGGCTGAATTAGCCGTTTTGATGTGTGTATTCATTGAATATCTTATGAATAATTAAGATGTATTTATTATACACCTATCTATCAGATTTGTACAGTAGATTTATTGATTATATTATGTGAGTTATTATCAAAGCTATATATTAATAAATATAATGGTTATTTTATATAGTTTAATAAATTATTATTGGTTGGTTATGTATATATAAATATATATAATAAGCCTTTTTATTTTTGAGAATATTTGAGCGACTTAGTTGGGCGGTCAGCGTCTGGATATATAACCCCCACGCCATGCGCTATACATTTTGCACAACAAAAACAGCTAATGCAGACCAGCTGCGGAGCAGATAATTATTATATAATTGCTGTCAATCCGCTTGTTTACTGGCTTTATTGCGTTTTTGTCGCCCAAATGTTCTGTTTTATCACTTCGCTAAACTCAACTTTAGCGAAATCATGTTATCGTGAGGCAAACGGCTACAATTCGCTTGTTTACTGGCTTTATGGGATTTCTTGTACATCTTGCACAATGTTTTCTTGCCGTGCAATTTGACGAACATTAGAGCCTTGAGCGTTTCCGGATGTGTCAAGCTGCGGAAGATCTGCGGCTGTCTTAATGACTTTCGTGGTGCTTTCTCTGCTCACGCCTGGAAGATTCCAACCAAAGCGGCGATTCATAACCGCAAGCTGCCCGACTGGGTTCTTGCCGGACCAGAGCCGAGCTTCTCCGCTAGATTCATAATCTTTTGACAATTTTTCCCACAAATCATAAGCCGATGTACTTAGTCTATCCATCTTTGTTCGTTCATTAGCCCAATTATATATAACTACTTCATTTATACCAGTTAATTTACAATATCCACTTATAGTACATATTTTATTATACTTATAACACATATATATATAATAGTCTGCTATATAATTAAGATACTCATAATTATAACTATTGCAATTACTATTATTAATATTACTATACTGGTTATTATAATTATTATTATTATATCCCTGCAATTTACCTTTTAATTTTAATCTATTAGTACCCTTAAAGGTATTATTGTATACATAAATCAAAGCAGCATAAAAGAGAGATTGCGGAGCTGATGTCATATCTTCGATATTTTCGTTTGTGCAGAATCGCTTAAAATGCATGTCAATCTCATTTTCAAAAATTTCTTCGCTGTCTGCTGTTTCCTGTACTTTCTCCATCTGTTCCCCTTTCCGCCGGAGCTTATCCGGCTTATTATTAATATATACTAATAACATAAAAATAACCCGATAACTATTATATAATTATCGGGTGTATAACTGTTATTTAATTATTAGAATAATATAGCATAGATATATATATAAGTCAAATAAAAAAGAGAGCCGAAACCCTCTTTAATATACGCCCTGCGTTACGGTTAATTATTGAACACGTCAGAAAACATGTTTCAATACATCAAATGTTATTGTTTATCATCCGACAAAAATATAATATACAATTACTAATTATTTGTCAAGACAATTTTTTTAGCTCTTTCAAGAGCCTTTTCGAAATCTACAGTCTTGTCATTTTTAACAAGACACCAGTAATTACAAAAAGCAATATGCCCAAATCTCCAATCTGAACCCATTCTGGCTTGTGTGTCGCTGCCAATATAAAAATCGTAACCCACGGCTTTATATTCGCCGTTTCCTATATGCTCCGTCGCTTCTACTGCGAAGACTTCGTCAGATTCAAACTTTTCTAAGTTCTCCTCACTAAAAAATTTTTCTAAATTCTTGATATCCTCGCTTTTTACTTTTCCATTTTTGTCAAATCTAATATTGCATTCTCTCATATCGTCCACCTTTTAACCTTTCTTATAAACATATATGACAATCCAAAACATCTTCGCCCTCTTTAATCTCTGGTAATTCCACGATTCGCGCGCCTCTGTTATCCGTTGCATATGTACTTGGATAACTTTTTGAATTAATAACCGCAGCTATATATTCCCTTTTCTGTTCGTCTTTCTTGATTGCTAAAAATAATCTCATATTCTCTACCTTTCAGCGTTTCGGCTGCCCTTTCTTGATTTCTGTAATTATAATAGCATTTCTTTGTCACTTTTGCAAGTAATATTTTAAAATATTTTATAATTTCTTTTTTAGTTCTCTTTCTTCCTCTGTTTCTTCATATACAAATATGTCTTTCGGCTGCATATCTAAAATCAAACAAAGATTATTTATGCTTTTAGCGTTTATATTTGTGTCCTCGTTTTTTATCTTTCTTAGCGTGTCTTGACTTAATAATCCGCTTGTTTTAGCTTTGTATGTGTTAAATCCGGCACGTTCTAAAGCATCCCCGACATTAAAGCGATATTTAAGCATTGCAATAGCTCCTTTCTATATTGTTTTATTTATTTCTTATAATAATATAGCAGGTTCTAAAAGTCAATAAAAATATTTCTTAAAAAAGTTATAAAAATGCTTGCATATTTCTTTTTAAAGTGATATTATAATCTTGCAAATAAAAAAGGCGGTTGCCACTCTTCCAAAGTCAAACAACCGCCACCAATCAAAAAGAAAGGTAAGCCGATTATATCACAATCGGCGAAATGGTACAAGAACATGATGAATATTTATTTAACAAACTTAGGCAAGTATAACGAAGGCGAGTTGATAGGCGAATGGGTAGAGCTGCCAGTATCACAGGAAGAACTTCAGAAAGTATTTGAGCGTATCGGGATCAATGAAGAATACGAAGAGTATTTTATAACTGATTATGAGTGCGACTTTTACGAAGTCGGAGAGTATGAAAGCCTAGATACATTAAATGAGATAGCAGAACGGATTGAAGAGCTGGGCAAAGAAGAAAGCGAGGTTGTGAAAGTTTTAATGTCGGAGTTAGGTTATACACTGAATGAAGCTATAGACAAGGTAAGCAGTGGCGATTATAGAATATATAGTGATTGTGACGATATGACCGACATAGCATATCAAGTTGTAGAGGAATGTGGATATTTGAATAATGTGCCTGACAATGTAGCAAGATATTTTGATTATGAATCATTCGGCAGGGATTTAGGCATCGAAGGAACTTATATTTTTACAGATGATAACAATGCTATAGAGATATTTTAGGCAAGGTTGGCACTTCCGGGGTTCGATTCCCCGGCTTGCTTTTACCCGGATAACTGGGAAATTTTGAAAATATGGAGGTGGTACTGTGAAATATGTACACTGGCTAAAAATTGACGGATATTCAAAACTTGAAGAAACTGCTTTACAATTTCAATCTATCGAAAATTATCTAAAAGCCTATCCAAAGGCTAAAGCTATGTTATATCAATATGATAGCGGCTCATTTAATTGGATAGTGCGTTTAGAATGCGAACAGTGTTACAATGATTTAGATTTAGATGTCAATAGCAGCTCAACAAGATTAGAAAGATTTTCATCTAAACCAAAGAACATAGGAAGAGAAAGGATTTTCAACTTTCCAGAACATTACAAAAAATATATTGAATAAGGGCGTACATCCTGCGCCCTTTTAGCGTTATCTGGTGGCTTGTATGGGTTTAATTCCTACGGATGCATTAGCATATATTAATATGCTTTTTTTGCGTACCTTGAAAAATTAATACAATAATGTTATGCTTATGTATAAGGCTTTTGCGCCTTTTAGGTGTACAAGTGTACCCAATTGGGGCGGCGTGCGTTCTGGTATATCTTCCAGATCTGGCGACAGCTTCCACAGCTTGCAAGGGCATATTATGCCCATTTTATGCAACGCTGCCAAAGGTGTTTTAAGACTATTTGCTTTGCGAGCTTAATAAGTCTACACTGACACAATAAAGCCGCCGTACAGGGCAAATCACAAAGTCACAAAGTCAAAACAAGCACGAACCACAGCCGGTCAAGTTCGTATAAAACGCTTTAATCTGTTAAAGTTTTTCATCAATTTTTCAGGGCAAATCTGAACGAAATCAGGAACAAAAATTGAAATTCTGTGTAACCGATTTTTGGGTTCCAAAATTGCATATGACGGGGGTATTTGAAACGGCGCATTTAAAATTTTTGAGAAATTTTTTCAATTTTTTAAGTAGGATTTGAACAAAATCTGAACCGGATTTTGAAAATTATCAAAATCGAAATTATGAATATAAAATGTCATACCTAGGGGCGTTCAAAAAAATTCAGTTTATTTTTTCTGACAGCATTTTTCTGTATAAATCAATGCTTTACTTGCATACCGGCATTGACTAAGCTCATATATCAACAACTCTTTAGTCATAGTCGGATTAGTCTTTTGAATTATCTTTAACAGTTCATCAATACTCATTATCCCACTCTCCTAACTGCTCCAAGCACCATATCAACAATATCAAATATTTCATCTCCATAAGTTGCTACAAAGTCGCATAATATCTCTTCCTGTTCGATAGGCAAATACACATCATAGGACATACAGATTGCATGGCACACTTCGTGTATAAGCACTTTGCGTTGCATAAATCCCTGTAGCTTGTCTGACAGATATATCGTATGCGTGTTTCTGTCAGTTACACCTAAACTGATTGTGTTGTCAGATCGCTTTAATTCGCTTGAATTTGAATTTTTATATTGTGCTTGCCACATTGTACCATTAATGCTAAAAATCATCTGTATACCCCCTTTTCTAAATAAAACAGGCTATGAATATTGCTACTCATAGCCTTTAAAATCAAATCTTAGATACAAGAGTGCTTAACTTTGTTCTAAGTAAATTTTTCTCTTCTGCTGACATATCGGCAACCATACCTGTAATGTCACTTGCAAGTTCCTTAGTGTAGCTGTCAAGAGACTTCATTTTATGTTCCTTATCCTCTGGCGTATTAGATTTGTGCATTTCTTTAGTTTCTGTGTACATTCTCTTTGCCCTGTCGTAGCCACTTTCAGATGTATGTGTGGCTGTAGGCTCTGTATAGTACATTCTTCCGTATTCTCTATCCATATCCCTTTCTGGGTACATATGCATATAAGGTGGTTCTTCGTATCCTCTTCTGCCTACATAAGTACCTTTGCCTTTAGGGGCGTATCTGCCAGTAGTCTTGTATCTGTATTCATCATAGTATCTTCTGCCACCCTCTTCACCATATTCAGCTTTAAGGGTTCTGAGAAGCTCCTTATTGTACTCTTCTTCCTCTTCATCGGCTTTCTTCATAGACTTAACGATAACAGCCTTGTACTCTGCTTCACATAAGTCCTTAATCATATCGACAGCTTCGCCCATTTCCTCTGTATTGACATTCTCAACACCCTTATCAAGCTCGCCTAAGGCTTTCTCTGTAAGACATTCAATCATTTTGTGGATTCTTTCAATGTGCATACTCACACCTCCTTACGCTTCACGGACAGCAATTAAGTTACTGTTCTGAACCTCAATAGCCTGTGTAGATGTATTCTGCACCGCTACTGTACTGCAACAGCCGCAAGGTACATCAACATATGCTTGTGCCGATACGTTAAATAAGTTTTCAACAGCGGCTGGTGTAACAATCATTCTTGTAGACTGCAAAGGTTCTCCGTCCACTGCGATAGCAAGTGAGATAGCTTCTACTGTGCCGCCTGTAGGTATCTGAATATTGCCACTATACGATACTAAAAATCGTGCCTTGCATTGATTTGTAATACCTCTTAGCTTGATAATTCCGCTGCCCTGTCTGTGTACGATGCACTTACTACCGCAAACTGGTGTTTCTGTAAATGCCACATCTTCTCCGGCGGCAACTGTTTGTAATGCGATTCCTGTAATTTCCATTGTCTTTACCTCTCTTTCTAAAAAATAAGGGCAAACCATATAAGCCTGCCCTTTAAATTTAAGTAATACTGCTTAGCAGACATAATCTTTCGAGTTTTCTTTCGAGTTAAACTCGATACTTAACTCAATTAAATTGAGTTAAATCGAGTTAAATTAAATTAAACCGAGTTAAACCAAGAATTAAACCGATTAAAATTGATTAAGATACTTGTTAATTATTCAGTTGTTTAGCACCCGCAACCTGTATTGCATCCACATCCGTAAGCATATCCGTAAAGGTTGCTTGCCGGGAATGATGGTACTGGTGTAGGTCTTACAGCGTCGATTATCTGATTTGTCTGTGCTGCCATTGTGGTAGTCAAAAGTGCATTTTGTCTATCCTGTGAAGCAGCTCTGCGTAAATCATTATTTTCTGCCTGTAATGTTGCTATCTTGTCATTTGTTAAGAAATCGAGGATAGCTCTTGTTCCTGCCTGCTGGCTGTCAATAATATCTCTTGTATTATTGTTCATTGTGTTTTGCAAAGCACAGGTGTTAGTTGCCATATTGTAGTTTACACCCTGAATAGCTTCTCTTGTCTCACAGCAACAGTTGGCAAGCTGTGACTGTAAAGCATTTGTATTCTGCATATTAGCGACTGTATCAGCGTTAATAGCCTGCTGAATGCCGTAGCCTGTCTGCATGATATTTGTGTTAATACCATTAAAGCCAGTAAGCATACTGTTGTTCATAGCATAGAAACCGTCACAAAGTCCGTTAGAAATGCCATCAAGTTTTGAAACAACAGCCTGATTATCAAATCCGCGCTGAATAGCACTGTCTGTATAAGCAGCGGCAGTAGAACCCATTCCATTACCGTTACCCCAGCCGTTGTTACCAAAACCACCCCAGCCGAAAATAAGAAGAATGACAATCCACCATGCACCGTCTCCCCACATACCATCATTGTTTCTGTTATTGCCTGTTACTGCGGCAATATCTGCGAGACTAACTCCGTTTGAATTAAACATCTTGTTTACCTCCATTTATTTTATTAACAAATGGGATAACCGGTCATTATGTGCGCACACCCAAAATGTCCTAATTCATCATTTTCTTAATATCATTAAGATTTATTCCTTGTGTATTCATAAAATTATTTAAAATCTGCTCTGCGCCTTGCGCATTTCCACTGTTTATTTGATTAAGCAAGTTTTTTGCCATTGGATTACCTTGTTTAGCAGATTGTTGTAAACAATTCATAGCCATTTGTTGTGGATTCTGAATTGACTTAAGCTGATTTATAGTTTGAATTAGCTGCGGATTCATTCTTCATCACCGCCCTTGCTTTGAGTTTTTGAAATTCTTCTTTGCACTCCTAAAGATTTGTCAAATCTATTCTCTAACTGCCCTATCTTCTCTGATAGTTCATCAAACTTATTCATAAACAGCTCTGTGCTTTCGTCTGATAGGGTAAATTTAGCGTTTTCTGTATTAGCCATAGGATTTACTGTCTGATTATCTTTAGGGGCTGTATAAGGCTTATACACAATTGTCTTAATTGTTCCGTCGGCATTCCAACCCTTAACATATATCTCCGACATATCCTGCTTCGGGAAAAATGCCATTGAGCCATCCATAGGGACCTCGTTAGCGTTGATATTTTCAACTGCCTGTACTATTCTTCCGTTAATGCCTGCTATCTGCTGTGGCATAGGTTGTTGATTCATCTGCATAGGCTGTTGTTGTAAGCTCTGCTGATAATTTTGCAAAAAGTTCATTCTATCCGCATATGGATTCTGCATAGGCATATAATTATTATTCATCATAGGTGTTGTCTGATAAGGATTGTTTATCATCTTTTACCTCCTCCAAGACTTCTTCAATTGCGTGGATAACGAGAGATAATGTCACTAAGTCAAGTTTCTGTAATTCTTCTTTGCTTAAGATTTTTTCTCTAATTTCATCTGAAAACATTCGCGCTACCTCTCTTTCTGATTATATTTTGACATAAAAAAAGACGGATTAACCGCCATGTTTCCGACAGTTATCCGCCAAAAATAAGCAAAAAAATAACGCCATTACGGCGTTTGCTAAACTTCTATGATTACTTTCTTGATTACCTTTTGATTTTACAAGAAAAATGATGATATCCAAAAAGCTCCTTTCATTCAGTATTTATGCGGCTTTTCGGCATATCACCATCTAATAAAACTAGCAGGGGATGAGAGAATCGAACTCCCACCAAAGGTTTTGGAGACCCCTATCATA